AAGGTTAATTGAGCTTGGGTTATATAGGGTTGACATAATAGCCCTGATAGCATTACCTACCTGAACAGGACCCAAAGTAACAGTTTCACTCAAAGCCGCAATCAAACCATTAATCTGGTCAATAGTAAGACCAGCCGCTCTGCCAGCATCCGCCATAATAGCAAAACCTTGTGATAAGTCATTAACAGATACAGCCGCATTCTTAGCCACAGCTACCCACTTGTCAAGTAGGTCAGTACCTCTATCAAGAGATAAACCAGTTTGTCTCAAAGAACCAACCAGTATGTCGATGGACTGCCTGTACTGCATACCAGTAATGTTAGCAAGAGCAGATGCAGATTCCAATAAGCTAATAGCAGTCGCCGTCCTTTTTACACCAGTACCAAGGTCAGCAGTAGCACGCAACGCTAAGTCCATACCTGTTAGTGTTTCCTGAATAGGCATACCAAATCTGATGGCTACATCAGCTACTTGCATAAAGTATTGCTGTAGCTTTGAACCAAGAGCTTCCGTTGTGATACTAATCCTTGCAAGAGTTACTTCAAAATCCCTCCAAATCTGGATGGTCTCGCTGAATTTACGGATAGCCCCATAAACAGCCATAATGGCTAACTGCCAAATAAGAACCTTTCTAGTAGCATTGTCAAACGTCCTACCAAAGTTCTCAAGCGTAATTCTACCACGTCCAGTGGCATCAGCAAATGTTGCCGCTGTCCTAGACGCATTCGCTTGGGCAATATCTAATCTCTGGTATGCCTTAGTTACAGCATCAACCGCCATAGTCTGCTTTTGAGCATCAAAAGCCGCTTTTGTTGTTGGAATTCCTACTGCCATATTTCTATCTCTCTATTTCATCTTCGTTAACAGGGAGGTTAAACTCAGTTTGCTTCTTACCATCAGAGAACACTCTATCGAACCACTCGTCAAGTTCAGACGGTTTATCCCAAATAGAACGTGGTGGTCTTTTATCTTCAGGTAGCTCTAAGTATGAGTCAATCTGCATCCTTCTCTTAATGACATAGTTTACTGAGTGGGGATATTCTGATACTGATAGACCACGCAAACTCTCGTGGAGAGGATATTTTAGTTCCTTGACAATGCGCCATACCCCCACAAACGCATTGTCCTCTGCTAGTTTTTTAACTCTTCACCTGTAAGCTCAAGATTAACATACGCTCTTAGCAAGTGATTCTTCAATTGAGGAGCGCACTCTTCAAACTCTTCATAAGAATCAAAGGCGAGTTGAGTAAACTTAGCATCATTGAACGTTCCTTTGTAGACCTGGTATTCTCTAAACACTTTAGTGAACTCTTCAGTACATTTCATATTTATAACAGCGTGAGAATACATTTCACGAAGTTTGTCTATATCCTCAATTTTGTCTAACTCTTCTCTCCTTTCCTCCGCCTTCTTTTCAATAAAATCAGATATAAATTTAGTACGCTCGTTTCGTATTTCTTCCTCTTTAGCTTCGTAATCTTCCTGTTGTTCTAGTGTTGGAGTATCAGGAAGTTCTGGAAGAGACCTCTCAGGAACTTGAAGCAACGCTTCATCCCTATAATCTGGAAGTTCACCGAAACTAATACCCATTATCAACTCATCTTTTGTTAAGGAGTCTATATCCAAGAAGTTTGACTTATGCTCCTCTGAGTCAGGATTTCTTAACTTTATCCTGAGTTCCTTGCTTCTCCTAAGTGCAACGCTCTTAGCTTCCTGAAAATCAGCATCTCCTACTAATCTCATATAAACGGTAGCTAGAACATTATCACCTTCGGTTATATCTACTTTTCTATGCCAACGAAACAGCTTCGATAATTTTCCCATTTTCCTTTCCTCTCTGTAAAAAATAAAGGGAAGCCTACGATAACTGCAAAATTATCAAAGACTTCCCTAATAATTTTGGTGCGTACACCAAATTCCCTTATATCTTCTAATATCCTATTTTGGTTAAACACAAAATTATGATGGAACTGCGCCGCTATATACGATACACTGAGCGTCATTAGACATAAATGAGAATGTTTGAGTCAACTGTCCACCAACGTTAGCTGTAGTACCGTCTGACGTAATCCTCATTTCAGGAATCCTAACGGTCTTCTGAATTGTAGTATTGTCAGCAGGGTCTTTCAATTGAACTTCAAGTGCTAGTGTTCTCTCTTCATACTCATCTACGCCATACTCACCATATCCATCACCATCACTTATGCTACCAGTTGTTAGCAGAGAGACAATTTCATTATCTGTGTCTAATACTGTAATATCACCACTAATATCAGGTGGGTCAACTACATAACCAACCACTGAGGTATTACCCATTTCCATAACTTTAGTGTTAGGGAATGTACCTCTGATTGTTACGCTTTGGACCCTATACATATGCTCGACACCAATTGTTACAGGAATATTCTTACCACGAATAGCTGCTGGAACTGTAGCATCTCTAATATCGCTCCACGCTAACACACCGCTTTGAGTATGGTACACAGCAAGTGCATAGTCACTGCCACCACCGCTAACGGTTAGAGTTGTACCTGTAACACTGTACTCAGTCCCTTCATCCTTCCAATCACCAGCAACAATACAGCTAAGTAGCTTATTCCCGTTCTTAAGGGTATTTGGTTCGTAGCTTAAAGTTAGCTCACCACTGGTAAGATAACCAGAGTCAACAATAACATCGTTCGCAAGGTATCTCTTTTCGCTACCAGCACAACTATACTCCTCTGTACTCTCACCGTCAACTGAGTAAGTAAATGTGAAATCAGTAATCCTCATATATTTTGCGTGGATACATTTAAGCATCTCAGCAACACTTGCTTCCTTTACATAACCAACAAGGTCAACAAAACCGAGGTTACTAACATCCACGCCAGATACAGGGTAGTCATCAGGGTCATAACCAGTCAACACCGCAAATATTCTATGGGACACATCAAATGCTTGGAATGTTGCAGTAACTTCAGGAATATCTGTAACAATACCTGCGTGTCGTGAGTTACCTAGTTCGTTAATAGTTGTATTAGGCAAGTTTGAAGGTATATCTAACCTCTGAACACGGTGTGCATAGAAATCAGCATAAGGTCCTACTATCCTTAATTTTACCTCTTTATAGGGTACTGCCACTCTCTTAGGCATTTCTTACACCTCTTTAGTCATAGTATCTCGAACTATGCACTAGCCCATCTCTTAAAATCCTTATTAACCAATTTACCAAAAACCACGAGTAAAATCCGCTCCTTTTAAAATCCGAATACTTTTTCATCCTATCCACAAGAGATTATTTATTCCAGTTCGAGACAAAATATCCAATCCAGTCCGACACTCCATACCAACCTTTTTCCTTACCGTTCCTTAACTCGCTTGAGTTGACACGGTTTCGAACCCAACCGTAGTCCTCCAATACTTAATCTTAGCGTACAAATTAAACGCATAAGTAGGTCGTATTGTCCGATTCTCTGGATTCACATACTCTATAATTCTCAAATCCGTACCAGCAATACTCTTTCCAGTTTCTTTCCTATATCCCTCAGAGAAGTCTTTTATAGGTATAGCTCTATCCAATGCTTGGAAAATCTTATCAGCTAAGTCATCTCTCTGGACATCATTCTGAGCAAAAATGTCTATAGACCAGGTACGTCTAAACCAACTAGCACCTAATTCACCAACACCCTCATCAGATGTCATACTGGCTTCTATAGCAACGGTGGGGAGTGTGAGCGTTCCTTCTTCAATCTCATTATATGGGTATCCATCAACAATTCGAGCAACATTTCCTATAGTGGTTGAGCCATCAACAACAATATCCTTAATAAAGAAATAAACACTCAAATCCTCATTATGAAACTTCCCTGTAACCATATCCCTACCTTATAGTAATATTAATGTTATAATTATTGCAATAAGAGCACTAATACAAACGCTAACAACCTTCCACCCGAACTTTCTAACCTCACTCATAAAGCTGTTTAGTTCCGCAGAAGATGCTAATCCACCGTTCATTGAAAGATAACCAAAAGAAGCCAAAATGACCTCTTTAGTAGAGCATCCCTCAACACCTTTCTCAGCAAGTTTTTCTGTTGCCTGCCTTACTGCACTTTCCAATATTCCGTTTCTTGATTGATTATCAGTCACTTTTAACTCCTATCTTGGTAAAAATACATTGCTCAGCCTCTTCAATATTTGCCCTTCCTGTGATAAAATAAAACCACTGCCAATTACTCTACCAATCTTAGACAACCTAATACTATTCCTACTAATAAATATTATATTGCCTTTACCAGACTTCCAGATATACCCTCTTTCTACTTTATCATTAATAACTACAGACGTTAACCCAATATTAGCTATAGGTATAAGTGACCTAACTAAAGAAACAACCTTATGATACGCCGTCCTCATTTCCCTTCTATAAATTGGTTTAAAGTGTTCAAGAGTATGCTTACCCATATGCTGTGGATATGCGGGATACATATCATTACCAGTCTCAATTAACTCAGCAAACGGTGCTGAACCAGAAGACAGCATAATGGCTATTCTTTTCTCCAACGTCTTACTTATACTATCATCCTCTCCACGCAACCAACGATTATAAAGAGACTTCCAAGCTCCAAGATTCCCAGTACCTTTTGGATACGCTTGATGCTGAATACTTTGCAAATCCTTAAGCCCACCCAGTATGTTTGTATCAACAAACTTAGCTTGGACAACCTTTTTACCCCAAACTACTCCTATATGAGACGGTGAAGACAATGACGACTCTAAAGCCATCCAGTATCCAGGCAATATCCTGTACTCGTCAATATCCATTAAATCTTGCCTATAGAACTCTTTCAGTAGCTTATTAAGCCTGTGTGCCGTTTTAAGAACCTCTGCTTCAATAATAGCAGTTACCCTCGTTATTAGTACGGTATAATATGGATGACTCGGCGTTACCCCGTAATAATTAAGAATTGCTTCAGGATAAAAAAGAGATATATTATGCGTAAACCTTGGTGCCCACATTAGTCATCCTCTATCCCTTCCACACTTATCCCAACAACTGTAAACATACTCCTTGTGTAATTATTCATACTATCAAGGAAAATCTTCCTTATTCTCTTAAACAATTCAGGGTCATTTATTTCTTCCTCAAGCTCATTTAAAGCGATTGCACAGTACCTCTTCTTCTTCTTTTGAATTAGCTTAACAATCTCTAATTCAGTCAAACCTTGAAAATCTTTACCAACCATTCCTTTACTCCTTTGCCCACTCTCTACAAACAAATCTTATTCTGTCTCTATCTGGAACTCCTCTATATAATGTTCTATATACTTGCAGTTTCCTAGAATCAGCCCTAATCTCTTTTATTTTAGCAATATTAGCTGTAGAGATAGCATTTATATCTATAGTAATTGCACAATCTCCCTCAAAAACTTCACCACCAACTATCATATCTGGTTCATCTTGCCTTCTCCATCTAACGTGAGCAACAATACCAGAGTAGACATCCTCCGTTATCCAGTACTTTCCAGAACAGGTTGTACAATATGGATTAAGACTTGCTTCGTTAACACCATCATACAAGTCTGCCCCACTACATACTGGACACGGTGAGGGGTCACCACGTATCACAAATGTAACTGTTTGCCCGATTGCACTTCTAATTGCGTCTTTTGTAGTTTTAGTTGCTGGAAACGTTATTGTCATCTTTCTTACTCTCCCCCGCAATAGGGGCTTCAGGTACTTCTACGATTTTGATTTGCCCATCGGTATACTTCTTGGATAATGACAAGTCACCAGCACCAATCACTTCATTAATAATGTTATCAAACTGACCAGCAATATACTCCCAAGTAAACTCTTCACGTTGAGTATACTCGTATGCTAATTTTGCGTAATTTTTAAGCTTATCTCTATCTTTATAAAGGTTATCCAAAGTCTCAACAAAGCTCTCTAAGTCAATCACGCCGCCTTCAGTATTAATACCACCAGTTAAGACTTCCCAATGAGAAATTTTAAGTAGTGGTGCTCTGCCTTCCCAAAGTTCTTTACAAGCCGAATGGTCAGGAACAACCTGAGCAACACCACAAGCCGCACTCTCAAACGGACTCAATCCAAAGCCTTCGCCCATAGAAGTCATAACGTGAACATCCGCACAGTTATATATCTTGCACAACATTGGTATTGATACCCCTTGTGCTGGATTTATATGCGTCTGGTCAGTGACCAAAAAACAATCATCAATTCCCCACCTCTGAGCTAATGAGATTAGATTCCAACCAACGTCTCTAAGAGTCCCGTGATAATAAAACTTAACCTTTTTTCTATCATTTTCAGGAAGACGGTCTAACCAAATCTTCATACCTCTCAAGAACAGGTCAAGTCTTTTCCTCGGTTGATTTCTATTAACATTCTGCACAACAAAGGCGTCTTCTGGGATATTGACCAAAAACTTTCTAGCATCCTCTATCGGATAGAACTCATCCGTATCAACAGCGTGACCAATCACATCAATCTTGACATCCTTGTTCACTTCCATAATCCCTCTTCTGGCAAATTGGGTATAAGTAGTAATACGAGTATTGGTCTTCTCTAAAACATCTATCCAATTTCTTTCAACTGGGAGGGCATCCACAGGAGAGTAAGTAATTATTCTGCTATTTTCAGGGATTATCTTCACATACTCAGAAACAATCCAAAGGTCATTATTAATTATTATAACATCTGGTTGCTCTTTAGCTATAACTTCCTCTACTCTATTAAACCCGTAGACGTGACCTTTAGATTTGGCGGGATAAATTCTAAATATTCCCTCATATGGGTGTGGGTCACCAATTGGTTGGTTAATACCTAAAACAGATATATTATATTTACCAATATTGTACAATCTCTCCAATATTCCTTGAGAAACTCTACCAAAGCCTGTTGTTACCGCTGGACTGTCCCCTATCCACAGTAACTTAATTCTATTGGTCATAATCCTCTCCTTAAATCTCCTGAACTTTTATCCAAACATTAATATCCTTATTTCCACTCTCGCTTTTTGCTGACGCACTTATTGCAGTACCCTTGTTGAAAATAAAATCAGTAATATGTAAAAAGCTATCGGCACGCTTAGTCAACCCAGTCCCACCCTCAACTATTACCTCATCAATGTAGACACTACCATCATATAGCCTAACCTTATACATTTCCGAAGCAGCGGGGTCTAGTGCTATGTTGGCAATTCTGAATGGTTTTGTTGCCTCAGCCGCAGAACGAACCTCAACATTATTACCCCAAGTATTAGCCCCAACACCTGCGGTAACAGTAACTCCAGAAAAATTATCTGGATACCAGACTCTAGGTTCACTCCCTCTAATATCGTGCCAAAAGTGGTTTCCAACAGTATCATCAATATTGACTGTATTGCCGCTGAAGATTACACGATTAAACATTTGATTATCTCCAGCATCCAAATCAAAAGCAGTAGCGCAAGAACGAATCTCAAAATCACTAAAGTAATTTTTGTCCGATGAACCAGATGTTTCTTTAATATGAAGACTAACCAGAGCCTCAAAAACTTCCAAGTCCTCGAAGTTTCCATAGGAGCAGTCATCTAAAACCAATGCTGTTGTATAAGATACGTTTCCATGTATCATTAATCCTCTAACTCTGGCATATTTAGCACCACCAGAAATCTCAACAGCTTTTTGTGCTCCAGCTACATTTTCGCACTCAATATATGTGTTATAAATTCTCGCCCCATCCCTAGTAAACTTTAACCCATTAATAGAAGATTCCCCACAATCAATTGTCATATTAGAAATTGCGGCAAACCCTGTAAGGTTCAATATTGAAGTAGCAGATGGATGAGAGTTTTTAATAAAAACCCAACTGCGGTGACTGCCGTATATCTCTACGTTAGCTGACCACGTAGGGTCACCAGCAGTATTAATATCGTAAACACCAGGAGCTAATAGTATTAGTGTTAGCTCATTATCATTTACAGTAGCATTATCTAACGCAGTAGTAAGTGAATTATAAGCCGTTGACCAAGTAAGACCATCAGAGTTGTCTCCATTTGGTGATACAAAATAGTAACGTGTTACTGGTCTATTTACATTACTACCGTAGACGAGAGATTTTATATTATCAACATTGTCCGATAATGCTTCCATTGTTGATACAACAAGATTACCATCATTATCAACAGCCAAAACCTGATACTTCCCTAATGAAGTCTTTCCTACTGGCAAAACAACTTTGGCATTATCATTAAAAGATAGCTGATTTATTAGTATTCTAAGCTCGTCTAGTGAGTAAGCAGCCATTTAACACACCTAAGTAGTAGTAACTATCTTGCCGTCATCATCAACTTGGACAACCTGATATTTGCCATCCGATGTTCTACCAACAAGTAAAACCACTTTACAATTATCATTAAACCCTAACTCTCTAATAAGAGATTTTAGTTCGTCTAATGTATATGTTGCCATTTCTTCACCTACCAAGCAGTTCTTTTAGTGTTCACGATTCTAGGAATGTTTACTATCTCGTGGTTATCTTTAACGATAATTAACATATAGCACACATTTCCGTGAAATTTCATAGGAGTTGAAGTAAATCCGTTATCAAAATGTGCTCTTGGCTTATCATACTTAAAATAGAATCTCATAGGTTCGTGAACGTGCCCTGAGTAGATAGCCCTCAGATTATCAGTTAAATACTCATCTCCTTCTTTCTTAGCCGATACCCAAAAAGGATGATGAGAGAACACAAAATGGTATTTATCAACAGTGTCAAGTTGGTTTTTTATCCATTCGTATTGTTCGGGGTCTTCGTTCTTAAGAACGTCACCCCAACCAACTGCAAACCTATGACCCATAAAAGAAGTGTCCAGAAAATCAAGAGAGTAACCATTCAGAGTGATTGACTGCATTCTACAGTCACCAAAGCACTCCTTGAACATCTCCCCATTATCATAATCACCAGGTAGAACAACAACTCTGTGTTTAATCTTATTCAATGTGTTGGTTGCAATCTTGTATAACTTATTGTCATTAAAATGAACCGTATCACCAGTAACAACAACCAAATCTAGGGTTTCTCTGTTGATATTATCAACCATTGGTGCTAACAAATTTCTGTGTTCTTTTATGTGTAAGTCAGAAATTTGTGCCATCCTCAACGCTATACCTTTCCCATCCATAAGTAATCTCCTTTAATTTAATAATATATAAACACAGTGCCAGGACAGACCCGATACTGGATAGCAATTATACAGTGTCATCCGACAAAAGACATTGAAGCACACTCCAATATCTGCAATTATTCTCTACTCCCACTCTTTCTCCCATCCGTACAACCTGCCATATCTTGCTTTGGCTAACTTCTTTGGGAATAACGCATTTAATTCTTCCAAATCGTCTTGAAGAGTGGAGCTTCTTTGTCTAGCAGACTCAACGTTAGAGTAAGAGATTTCCTCATCTCTCCAATTAACGGCACTACCAGACGCACTCCACTTGGTGCTACTTTTTATCATAATGGATGCTTGGAGAATAACTGCACGCTCATCTTGACGTTGAATTACTGGTGGTTCTGAAAACACAAACATTCGTGAATTCTCATTTCTTACCACCAAATTTTCAACATCATCCACAGTAGCAACAAAATATTTATTGTTCCACCTACTGCCCAATGCTTTTATAGAATCCAAGAGATAACCTGATAAAACAGCATCAGTGTAAGTATAGGGTTCGTCATAGTCGCTCAAATGTCTCCTTAGCTGTGGTATTAAATACGCTAATGTTGTTGTCTCCATTTATCTCCATCCGAAGGGGGAGATGACTCCCCCAAACTTTACTGAGTTGACCCTCCAATCTTTACACCGTCAACTTCGGCTACATTAGGTGCTCTATTCTCATCGAATTTTGCTAGAGTTACCTTCAGGTAATCAATCGTCTTATATGGCTTATTCTCTGCTAATGCTATATCCAGCAGTCTAGTAACAGGAGCAGGTGATGTGAATTCCTCTACTCTCTTCTTCATCTTGGTATATGGTTGCTTCAAAAGGTCTTTCAAGAACCCATCACTTACAGCATTAACCTCGTCCAACTGCATTTCGTAACCATCACTAATTTCAATTAAGTATCCGTTAACGATTGCTTGTTTATTCTGCTTCAAAAAGTATTTTTCAGCTTCCTCATCGGGAATTTCTACTGTAATTGCATCAAGGTCTGTGCTGTTGGGGTCACCTTTCAAAAGGAACTCATCTTCAATATACTGACCACCACGCTTTGTCAAAAATCTACCACCTACCGCACCTTTAATAGCCTTCCTAAAAACTCTTGGAAATGTTTTCTCTGTCATTTTATTACTCCCTTGTTATTTTTATACTAAGCTTCTGAACCTCTCTTCCGCCTAGTCTTTAGTAGGGGGAGGGCTTAAATCCTCCCCCTCTTATTTTTTAATTATGCGTCAGTTCTGATAATACCAACATTCTCCATACGGTCAAATAGCATACCATACTGTTGGTAAAGTCTCAAATGCCAAGTTGGAGGAGCGGTTTGCATATCAGACCACTGGTCTTCTCTTTCATCACCATAAGTGATGAACTCACCACAATTATCTCCAATAACGGCAATCAAGTTATCTTTAATCAGACCGTTTCTGTCGTATGGGTTATCATAAACCTGCTCTAAGGCGATAAAGTTTGCACCATAGTACACACCAAACCAACCTGTTCTCCTAATCTCTTCCAAAGCTGAAGGAACAGGTACAGGATAGCCAGCCGCTTCCGTCTGACCAACAGGTACTCTGTAACCAGCGAACTTTGTTATAGGAGCAAGAGTAGGTCTCCTACCAACCACAGCTCTAACGTTGCCTGCCACATCAGCGATGTCGTCAATAGCATCCTCTAGTGTGCTTCTAGTTAGTGAGCTTACATACCAGAAGTTTGTGCTATCGTTGATTGTAGCCAATGTATACAACGCATTCATAACCTTTACAACATAGAAGTCAGATAGCTTAGCCATCATCTCTTGACGGATTTCGTCAATAGTACCAATTTCACCTGACTCCACCTCCCATTCATTGTGGGAAACTTCTGCGTAGGCAGTGTCTAGGATGTGATTAACAACCTCTTTCACTGTGATTTGGCTTGCAAGGGTATCCTGACCAGGAACTAACTGACGAACCTCGATACCTCTACGCACTTTCTTAACAAGAGCGTCACCTGGGTTTAGTGTCCTTGTATTCAAGAACATACCTACAATATCTCTAGTGATGTGCTTAGGTTCAATGTACTCGACAATAAGCTCAGCCAGTGCCCTCTTATCAGTCTTGGCAACTTCAGCCATCGCTTTCTTAAATTTCTGCTCGTCCATCTTATACCTCAATGTATGCTTGGGGGAGGGGCTGTCCTCCCCCTCAGCAATACTCTTTTTAGCTTCCAGTCTTAATTGTTAGCGTATTCTTTGTAGTGTTCTGCTCAAACACGATACCAACTTGTGCGCCAGTACCCTGATACCACTGACCACCACTCTTCACGCTTATAGCCGCACCAATGGTGTATGTGCCAGCAACGAAGCAACCACTTGTAACAGTGTAAATACCCTCGTCATAAGCAAGCATCAATGCACCAGAAGGAATTATTGCATCCTCCTTAAGTCTTGGTACAACCATCTTCAAATTAACATCAGCAGGAAGATTCTCACTTCCCTCAACAAATTCCCTTAAAGTGTAAGGAACTGTACTTTCGCCCACATCCTGTGTTGGAAGGTCCTCATATAGAGGAGGTTTTTCGTTGAACACACGAAATGCGGCTACATACTTAGCACTTGAGTCATCATCTGATGTAGGAAGTGAAGCACCCTGCAAAACGTTAAAGATGCCACCTTGCAAATTTGGGTCTGGAATAGCGTCACGCTCGTCCAGAGTCCTTGGAGCATTAGAAGCGGCACCAAGTTTTACAGCAAGACCTGCCTTAATGTCTTCCTGTGCAATACAAGGTATAGCTGTTCCTCTTAATCTAATTTCTACTCCCATCGAATTTACCTCTTCAAATTAGAGTTAGTCACTCTTGTTTTTACGTGCTTTT